CTTTCAGGCCCGCGCGGCTGCTATCGTCAACCGAGCCGGTGCTTTCCACCGTCCCCATGTTGAAGGTGACGTTATCAATTGACCAGTCCGAGAGGTTGGCGATGTAAAGCAACGCCTGCTGCACCGCCATTGCTGCCGTGCTGGACCACTTCAGGGTGCAGTTGGACAGGCCCTTGAAAGAGGAGGGGGCCAACTGCGAACTGATCGCATAGGTGCGCCCGTTGCCGTCAACGGGACGCCCGGATTGCAGGGCATTAAGCAGGGCGGTGTAATCGTCGGTTGAGCCGTCCCCAACCGCGCCGAAGTCCTCCGGTGAAATAACGTCCCGCAACTTGCCTTGAACCGTGCGAGCGGTTGCCCCGGTGCCGGATTGCGTAAATGTGACCGCGTCGGAATCGACCGCGCTGGCAACCGGGTCATGGTCATAAACCGTGGTCGCGCCCGTGCTGTTCTTCAGGACCGCGCGATACGTGACTTCCGGGTCTAGGTAGATCGCAGGGAACAGCCCCGCGCTATCAGCTTCGACCGGGTTGGAAAGCGGCGTTGCAAGGTCACTGCCTTCGTAAACGTCAATCGGCGTCGTGGTGCCGGTCTGGTAAAAGTAAAGCTTGGCTCCGGACAGCGGGTTGTTGTCGCTATCGGTCGCCCGCGCGGGGTTCGTGAACAATTCGGCCATGTATCGTTTCCCAACGAGAAAGGGCCGGGGTTTCCCCCAGCCCTGAGCTGTGTTATTGTGCGGCGGTGCGCCGCGCGTTTCGCTTTATCTTCTGGTTTCTACTGCTGTGGTGGTTCGCCCCCACTTGGGGCTGGGTCTTGAGCAACGGCCATTCCTGGTGACAGCGGAATGTTGTCGTTTGCAGGGGCCGACTTTTCTAGCGCCACGGCAATAGCCGCCCCGGCACGTTCAAGCATCCGGGCCTCAATCGGGCTTCCCGACTTGGTGCGACCAAGCTTCAAGAGCGCATCCCTAACCGGCGCGCTTTCATAAATACGGGCAACCGCACCAACCCCGCCCGCCGCCATAGCCCCGGCTGTCATGCTTCCAAATAGCGAAACAAAGGCAGGCGGAACCGCCCAAGGCAGAACCTGCTGGCCGGTGTTAGTCATAACGCCCGCCGTTGATGCGCGCTGGGTTGCCTTCAGGACGCGGGCGAACCCATTGAGGCGGGCTAAGTCTGCGCCCTCAAAAACAATCCCCGTTGCCTTGGCGTATTTCTCCATCGCGGCCACAAACTTGTCGGGGTTGACGCTATCAAGTTCCGCAATGGATTTAACGCCAGACTCGGTAAGCGCCTTATGCAGCAGGGCGGTTTGCGCCTTGGCGCGGCCTTCGCTGGACAGGTTGGAATAGAGCCGCTTGACCTCACTAGGCTTTTTGGAGAACAGCAGATTGGCAACGTTTTCCGGGGTGCTGTCAGCATCCCTGAGGACATTGGCAAACCGCTTGTTGCTCAATTCGCCCGCCATTGCGGCAAGCTGATCGTTGGCGTTCTTCCATGCGTTAAAGGCGCTATCACCGCTCTTGGCCTTGATAAATGCACCCATATCTGCCCGCAACGGAGCGTAGATCGCATTTAGGGCCTTCTGCCCATCGCCAGCAATTGCGGCAAGGTTCGGGTCTTTGAAAAGGTCGCCAAGAAGCTTTCGGTTGCCTTCGATCTGCGCCAAGGTCTTGCCAGATGCAAGCTGGTCCTTGAATGATTGTAGTTTCTGAATGACGGGGGCGTATGCCTCCGCGTTAATTCCCGTCAGTTTGGCGACCTGTTCGTCGATTGCCTTTATTGCCTGAGGAGCCGAAACAGCACCGTCAATGCCTTCAATAATACGGGTCTTGATACCGGAGAACTTCTCCAGCGCAGCGCCGCGCGTCCTGGCTAGGTCGGCAGCAACATCGTCAATCGCGCCATCGGCCCCAATAGCGCCGTAATCCTGCGCCAATTCAATGACGGCATTTTCCCTAGCCTTCTGCTGTGCTGCGCGCGGCCCACCAGTCCCGGCAAGCGGGATAATCTCGCCCAGCTTTTGCGCGGCCTTGCCAACAAAGGTTTTGGGCGGCTTGAGGTCGGTTGTCATAACCGGCACCTTGGCCCGCTCGGCAGCGGCAACGGTCTGCGCGGCTTCACTGGCGGCGGGCGTGGTCTTGCTTAGTGCGTTATAACCAAACTTCGGCGCTTGGCTGGTCGGGAGCGGCAAGGCCGTGCTGCCGATCATCTGCATACCCGTTGCAGACGGGGCATTCTCAAACCCCGGGTTGCTCTTTTGCAGAAGCGCGTTGACGGTCGGGGCGGGCTTAGCTGTCTGCTCCCGGACGAATGCGTCAACCGAATTAGCGGCGTCCGGCGAAAACTGGCGGATAATCGGATCGGCCACACCGGCAGCGGTGCTTAGAACAACGTCGTTCACTTGCCCGCCGAACTGCGAAGCCCAATCAATCGGCGCTGCAAATCCAGCCAAGAGGTTCGCCCCAGCGTCCGTTGCGGCCCCCTGGACAGCCTCGCCCACAGTTGGTTGATTGATCTGGACCGTATCGCGCGACGGATCGCCAAACTGTGTGCCGGGATTGGCCTTCAGGATAGCTTCACGGCTTAGGGCTTGGATTTGTTCAGGCGAGGCACCTGCGGGAACGTCGTATTCCGCCGTAATCTCACCCTGCTTGGCAACCGCCTTACTGGTCCCCACAGCTTCAGGAAACTGGCGCGCGACTTCGGCTCTAATCTGATCGTCAGTCGCGCCTGCGGGACCGTCAATCCGGTAAGTCTTACCGTTCGGGGCCTGAATTTCATAAGTAGGCATTTAGGGCTGAACCTCCCTTGCCTTACCCCAGACACCCGAAGTCTCGGGGGCTTTCTGGACCGGCGATGCAAGCTTCGTCTCGAAGTAATACGATTCAAGCGGAGCGTTGGGGTGCAGGCGGCGAAACTCAACTGCGGCGCGGACCTGTGCGGGGTTAAACTCGCGGCCCTGCGACTTAAGCCAAGCCATGATCTGCCCCGCGCTTTCCCCCCTACCGAGACGGGCGCGGTATTCGTCACCCGCCGGGTCGCTTGCTGCATTATTCGGCGCGGCAGGCGGCGGGGTGGTCGGCTCGGTGCCGGGGACTGTGACCGGCGCAGGCAGGGTTGCCAGATAGTCTTGAATGGGCTGGTCTAGCGTTTTGGGGTCAATCCCCACACCCAAAAGCGCGCGGCGATAAATGTCCGCATAGGCCTTGAGGTTCTTCTGGAACGTCTCGTCGTTCCGGGTCGGATCAAGGTTTGAAATTGACTGGCCGAGCGCCACAAAGTCAGCGTTTGACAGCGGGGTCAGCGGGTTTTTGCCGCCGTTGGTCTGCGCCATTTCCATGATGCGCTGTAGCGCGCCAGCAGCGCCCACGGTGTCAACATCGGCCTTCACACTACCCGCATTTGAGGCAGGAAACCAATCGGCCATAGTTTCAGCGCCAAAGCCGGTGGCAAACCAGCCCTCGCGCGAACGCTTATCCAAGCTTTCAATAAGCTTGAGCTTCTGGATTGCCTCGTTGGCAATGGCGTTCTTCTGGCCGGGGTTTAGCTCGCCGTCATTTTTGTCAACGCCCGGAATTTCTTTTATGTCGCCATTGGAGCCGACCAAAACTGGCTTGCCGTTGCGGACGGTTTCTTTCCAAGTCTGTGGCGGCTGTTCATTGCGGGCGGCTCGGTCTGCTGCGGCCTGCGCGCGGGCTTCCGCATTCGCCTTATACGGGTCTGCCGGTTTCACAATCGGATCGGCAGAGGCCTGCGGGGCGGCGGGTTGCGCCCCATACTTTTCCCAAGGTCCAGCCATTAACGCGGCTCCATATGAACGTGATCGCCTTCATTGATAACCTGAAGGTGAGGATTAAGGCGGCGCAATTCGGCAGCATATGCCGCCATGCTCATGCCTGGAGGCGGGACGCTATCGCGGGCCTGCCCGGTGAGGTGAAAACTATTTGGCTTACCGCCCACTGCGCGGTTGCGGTCAGGGCTGCGGCGGGTGCTGGTTACTCGTTCGCCCGAAAGCCCTACGGCGCGAAAGGGCCACTGCCAGCGGGCTGCCCTCCCACTTTCTCCCAAGCGTTCGGATCGGCGGGGTTGCCGCCCTTGAAGCGATAGCCGTCCTCAACCGCACCGGGTGCGGGCTGCGCAAAGCTCTTCGGGTCGAAGGCGGCGCGACGGCGAATGTTGCCGTTTTCGTCGGCATAGTCAGAGCCATACTTGCCCGCGATTGCGTTAAGCAGCGCCTGCTTGCCCTGCGGCGTGTTGAGATCAATACCCGCTGCCTGAAACTCTTGGGCAATCATCGGCAGTTTGTCCGGATTATCGGCGGCGAAGCGCATGATCTGTGCATTCTGGTCAACCCAGGTCGGGTCATAGGTCTGCGGCGCGCTGCTGGTGTCAATTCCAAGCTGCTGCGCAATGGCAAGGCGCTGGCCGTAGTTTTCGGGCGTTACACCATCAAACAGCTTTGCGGTTTCGGTCAGGCGGGTGCGCTGCGCCTGCACCTGTTGTTCTTGACGCTTGCGCTTGGCCTCCTCAATTGCGGTCTGCCGCTGTTGAAGCTGCATCCCCATGCCCGCGTCATACTTCATAACGTCAGCAAGCGCGTTCTGGTCGCCCTGCGCATAACGAGCGGCGGCGCTGTTGACCTTCTTGTCAACAATCTGCTGGCCCAACTGCTGGCCCATCGCAAAGTAAGCGAGAGCGTTGTTGTTCTGGGCGGCACCGCCCCAATTGATCGCCATGTGTTTACCCCAGCTTCAGAAGGCCGCCGCCAAGCATTGAAAGCGCGTTGCCGAACGGGTTGGTTTTGTTGAGCGCGGCGTTCGCAAGGTTCTCGCCTTGCTGCATCTGGATATTCGCCAGATTGTTGCCGAGGTTCTGCGATACACCGGCCTGCGCGGAAGCCGCCGAAAGACCCTTGCCTGCCTGATTGTTGAGCAGGTTGGCGTAGTTGGCAAACTCGTTGCTAGCGAAGTTCTGGCCGTATTCGTTAATGGCCTTCATGGCCGCGCCTGACTTCAGCGTCCCCGCCCCGGCATAGCCCGAATTTACCGCATCCATGCCCTCGCCAAGCCGGAACTGGTAGCCGGTCGAATTGCGGAACTGGTCAAACGCGGCACGGGCGGCGTCCTGCGAATTGCCCGCCCCCATCTGCCCCGCTTGCATCTGCTGGCTCGGAAGCTGGCGGCCTTCGTTCTGTCCATACTGGCCGTAATGGAACTGGCCATAAGCGCCCATGTCACCGCCGAACTGCCCGCCAACCCGGCCAAATTCGGCCATCAAATCGGGATTGGAACGGACATAGGCCGCGTAAGGATCGCCGCCCGCCATCTGGCCCATCTGTGCCGGTTGCGGGTTGCCAAGCCCTAGCAGGGCGTTCATCTGGTTATTGGCCGCAAGGCCCGACGATTGCCACGGCGCAAGGGCGTTCGCGCTCTTGTCATAGTTTTCCCGCAGCACCGCCGCAGACTGATCGGCAGCGTATTGCGTGGCGTTTGCCGCCTTGCTTGCTGCCTTGTTCTGCGAAATGCCCGACGCGATAGACCCGGCACCGGCCAAACCGATACCGATGGCCGCAAGCGTTCCAATAGCCATGTTTTAAAGCCTCTTGATGAAAGAGTTTTCAGAAGCGCGATACCCGCGCCGTTCGTAAAGCTTGCCCATCCGGTCGCCATTGAGGCGGGCCAGGGACTTCATTTGCCAAGTGGTGCAGCCGCGTTCCCGTGCGGCGTTTTCAAGCCCCACCAGCAGCTTCAGGCCAGTGGATTGCGGGGCCTTGTCGGATACCCACCAGAACAGTTCTTCGCCGCTCAGGTGGTCGCGCTTGAAATAGACTGGCGAGACAATCCCGGCACACATTCCGACAATCCCGCCGAAGTCAGCGACCAGCACAATCGCAAGGCCGGTGTCCATGAAAGCCCGCAATGAGGCTTCGCAATCGCCTTCGTCATACTCAAGAACGTCAGACCAACCGGCCTGATCGAAGAACGCCCGCCCCAGCCTTGCAATCTCCGGTAGATCGCTAGCCGTGGCGGGCCGGATCATGGGATAATGCCGCCCACACCCGGAGCGCCCACATAATTCCCGTCGGTGTCAGGTGCCGCAGCCGCAGGGGTGGTTACAGAGCCGACAAGGTGCCGGTCGCCAGTCTGTGCCGCCGTGGCTTCCGAAGTGGTGGTTTGATAGGTAACGGCCCCACCCGCCCGCGAAGCCTGATCGTAATATACGTAATAGAAGGTCGAATAGGCCCGCCCGGTCAAGGTTGCGCCTGTCACCGCAACGCTGGTCCCGTCCCCATAAACCCGCGTGTGGCCGCTGATCGTAATGCTGGCATCGGCCCCGGCATCGGTTGCCGTAATCGTTGCACCGGTAACGCCGGAATTAGCAAGCGCCGAGGTTGACGCCGCATCATCTGCCGCGCCTTGTGCCGCAAGAGCCGCCGCATCTGCTGCCGCCGCCGCCGCATTGGCTGCGTCCGCCGCATCCTGCGCCGCTTGAATTGCTGCAACGCTATCGGCAAGGTCATTAATTGCCGTTTCCAGCGACTTGGCGAAGGTGTCCCACCATTGATGAAACGCCCGGTCAGGCAGGCCATCTTTGCCCGCGATAGCCGCAAGGCGCTGAAGGCGGGGCAGTTTGAACGCCATGCTACAGCCCCAAAATCGGTTCGTTGACCAGAACGTCAGACACTCGCAGGTCAACCGGATCGGATACGCGAAACTCAAGCAGGATGCCGGGACGCGAGGCCATGCCGCACGCCTTCCACTCTACCCGCTTGCGATAGTTGCCCTGTTCGCCCAAGCGGGCTTGCCGCCAGTTGCCCCACGTTTTCCCGGCATCGCGCGAAGAACGCATTTCGATTGTCGGGTTGGTGTAGTTGCCGACCAGAAAGCTGGTCTGTCCCACGTTCGTTCTAACCTGGACGCTGGACAGGATCACCCCGCCCGAATTGATCGGCGCACCGGCCCGCCAGCGGCGCTCAAGGGTAGAGGCTAGGTCTTCCCAACCCTCGCCCCATTCCATCGTTCGCCCGTCAACATACGAGCCGAACACACCCCCGGCGAAACAATGGCCGACGAAGTTATCCAGCTCCACGCTGTCAAAGGTGGACCACAGGCCGGTGCGAAGCGGGCGAACCTGCGTCTCGTTGTCCAGCGTCAAGGCCAGAAACTCGGTGCCTTCAAGGTAGAACGTCCACAGCTTGACTGACGAACTAGCCTCAATCCTCGCCTCTAGGCCGGGGCCTGAAATGATGTTTTCGGGGCTTTCCAGACAGACTTGGTTGGTATCGGAAACCCATGCAAAGGTCGGGCCGATCAGCGTTGCACAGCCCGTCCCCTTGATGCCCCGGCGATAGGTCCGTCCTTCAAGCACCTGAAACGGCAGGTCGGGGTCGGTCGTGTTGGGCCAAAACTCAACCGTTTCACTGCCGAACAGGATCAGGCTATCGGACCAAGCCAGCATATCCTTCAGCCGGTCGGGCTGCTGTTCCGCCGTGGCGAACGAAAGCGCGTCAATCGTGGTGGAAAGAACGTCCGACCAATAGAACTTTTCGGTATCGCCGCGAATGGCAACCAGGCGCGAGCCAAGCACCACAATCTTGATAACCGGCGCGCTATCGGGGAACGTCACCGCCGAAAGGGTTGTGCCGTCATAAACCCACAGCGAGGCCCCGCCCGCGATAAATAGCTTGTCTTCAAAGCCCGCCATTGAAAACGGGCCAGAACCGTCAACAAGGCCGATCAGGACGCCTTCGCGGTAAAGGCTACCGCCTGAAACTCCGTAAAGCGCGCTATCAAGCACCCCGTCGCCCTTGAACAAGGCTTGCACGGGGCCAGCGCCCATATCCACCACCCGGTCAACGAGGCCGGGACGGGATTGCAGGACAACGCCGGTTTCTTCAGTCGTGGCGGCTTCCGCAAACATATTCACAACGGGCAGTTCGGGCATATCGCCCCGCGTCCGCTCGTTTGAGGAAGTGCCGAACGCGAGGCGCATCAGTAATAGACCCCCGCCGCGCGGTCTTCGGGCAGGTTGGCAGTCTTGATGTGCTGCATCCCGCGCACCGCATTGCGGGCAATCGTCACACTAATGGGTAGGTCGTAAAGCTCGGCAATCTCAATAATCAGGTTGTTCTTGATTGCGGAAAGAAACGAGGGCTGGACCCGCAGAACGGTTGCCTCAAGAATGGGGTAAGTCGCCCCGACCGCCGCGCCGGTTGCATCCCATTGGCGCAGCATATCTTCCAGACGCTCTATGGCGTCCGACATGGCCGAGGCTTCCGGCGTTTCATCCTTGCCGTAGACCTTGCGGAGCGCATATTCGCAAATCTCGCGGGCCGTGGCCCCTGCGGTATTGGCAACAATCGGCAGGTAAATGGTTTCGGTCAGGGTTTCGCCCTGATCGCTAGTCGCCTCAAGCGTGAAGGTCGCAGTCGTCCCCGCCGTGCCGCCCGAAACGTAAAGCACAACGGAATTATCTTCCACGCTTTCGTTATCAATGACGGCCCCGGAGACCGAAGCGGTATAGCTGCCCAGCCCGTCGCCATAAGCAAGCGGGGGCGACCAGGTGTAACGATATACGTCACCCGGTGCCTTGGCGGCCCAAGTCAATGCCATTAGCGTCTCCGCGAAACTGCTGAACGATTAGGGCGATAGCTTGCCCCGTTGCGGCCCGATCGGTCGTTCGCCGCCGTGCGATTGACTGACCCGCCGCCTGCACCCCGAACGGGGCTGAATTGAAACACCCGGCCTTGCAGGGTTGCCGAGCCGCTAAACGTGATCGTGGTTGACCCGCTGATCTGCGTGAACGGCGGGACCATTGACCCGGAAGTGGTAAACGTTGCCCCGGTAGCGCCAGACAAGGCCCCACGGCCCGCCAGAACGCCGCTGGGCGCGAAAGTAACGTCTAGGCTACCTGTGAGCGCCCCGGTGCCTGTAAGCGCCCCAGCGGTGCTAAATGCCGCGCTAGAGCTGCCGCTTGCCGCAACCCTGCCCTGTAGCGTCCCGGCAGTTGTAAACGTTGGGGCGGTCGATCCCGAAAGCCTGCCCGCACCGGCCAGATTGCCAGCCGTGGTGAAGGCTACCGAAACCGCGCCGGATGCTTGTGCAAGCCCTAGGATATTGCCCGCAGTCGTGAACGCAGGAGCGGTGGAACCGGACAAGGCCCCTGCGCCGCGTAGCGTTCCCGCCGTGGTGAAGGTTGGTGCTGTTGATCCTGATAGCGCCCCGCGTCCGGTCAACGTGCCGGAGGTCGTGAATGCTACCGTTGAAGTCCCCGAAGCCGCCGCCGTTGCCGTGCCGGTTGCCGAGGTGGTGAATGTTGCCGAGGTGGTGCCGCTTAAAGCGCCCGCCCCCGCTAGATTGCCTGCCGTTGTGAATGTGGGGGCAGTAGAACCCGAAAGTGCGCCCGCGCCGGTTAGATTGCCGCTGGTCGAAAATGCAACGGTCGAAGTGCCGGACATGGCACCCGAACCGCCCGCAAGCTGTGCTGCCGCAGCCTGTAGCGGCTGAAACAGCCAGCTCATTTACGCCACCTGCCGGATGGACCAAAGCACCGTAATTGTCCCCGCCAAGGCATCGCACGTTACATCCCACCCATTCATCAAAACAAGCGAGGGGCTAACCCAAATCGGTTGAGACTGCGCACCCGTCAAGATTGCCTCATAAGCAATCCGCTGGGTATCGGCGCTGCGCACCTTTTCATAAATGCGGATTTGCAACTGGTCGCCCGCGATCATGTCGGACAGATCAAGCCACACCTGAAACACGCCATCCGTGGTCTGTGCATCGCCGGTGTCATAACTGGTATCAGTCGCAAGGCTCCATTCGGTCGTGGAAACCGCTTCGGTGCCGGTGATTAACTCGGTAATCGCCATGTCAGCCTCCGATCCCGATCACAGTTGCGTTGTAGCCCGTTACCGGCGCGGCGCTGTTGCGCCCCCTGATCCAAATCTCGGCCCCGGCAGGAACGGGCCAATAGCAACTCATAAAGTCGAGATTGCCGCCCACCACGTCGCCATTCGCCTCTGCGGCGGTGGAAAGCATAAATTGGCGCTTGATGATTTTCTTGTTGGTCACGTCGCCCACCGCAATATCGACGTAGGTGTAGTGGGCAGACTGGTTGCCGTTATCAATCTGCGCCCCGACCTGCCACCACCACAGCGCCGTAGTCGCCGTGCCGAGACTTACCCAAGACCCGTCTGCTGCGTTGCCCGGCGTGAAACTCGTTCCATTGCTATTCGTGATCGTTCCAAAAGTCTGCGCGATCGTGCCGACCGGGACGTTTTCCGGGTTGGTTGGTTGGCCGTAGAACTTGGCGACAACGCGAACCGTCCCCGCCGTGGCGTTGCTGCCTTGAATACGAACGGCAACACTGGAACCGGCTTTGATGAAGAATGGGAATAGGAAGTGTTTAGGGTTGGCTAAAATTGTGCCCGTCCCGCCGCAAGCGACATTCGAGACGACTGCCGTGTAACTGGTGCCGCCCGCTGGATCGACGCCAATGTCTAACAGATGGTTCTTGGCAGCAGTCGAAGTCGCACCCTGGCTGACCTGCACGTAAAGCCAGTAACAGTCTTGCGCAATGTTCGCGCTCGATGCCACCTCCGTCCAAGCGCCTTCAGCGTTCGACGCACCCGGAACAACAGAGATTCCCGGCGCGGAAGCGGGGTTTGCGCCCCAGTTGTCATACGTGAAGGCGTAACCGGAAAGGCCAGCGGGGAGGAGCATTAGTCGAGATTCACATCAAGCTCGCCGATGGCGAATGACGGGGTGATGCCCGAACTAACCGACAGCGCCGAACCCAGCGCGCCCTTAAAAAACAGGTTGCCGGTGCCGCTCAGGTCCGAACCAATGCCGAAATGCGTGATTGAGTTGCTGCCGCCCGTGCAGGCCGGGAAGTTAATCGCCGCCGCGTTGGAGGCGTTTGCGCCCGATACGGTCCATCCTGCGCCCGAACGCGCCACGGCAACGCGGGCATAGCTGGTGTAAGTGGCTTCCGAAGTCGTCTGGTTGCCCGCCTCGCCCGGATCGCCCGTGTGCAGCGAGATATAGAACGAACCCGCCGTAGCACTGTTTTGCAGGCCCGCAGCATCGCCTACATTGGCGTGGTCGGTGTTCGTGAAATACAGGTTTAGGAGCGCGGTTTCAAACGCGTTAGTTGCACTCATGGTCTAGTCCTCTTGAAATTAGGCGTCCACAACCGCGCCGGTCATTATCCACTTGTCAGGCGACGAGCCGAGATTGATGCCCCCACCTGCGTTAAGTGCCGTCGCGTCACCCTTCACGAAGCCGCGCGGCTGCGTTCCGGTGACATTCGAGCCGTTTGCCCCCCAATCGGCAGGTTTGCCATCGGTCGCGGCAATGCCGTTGTGGTTGGCGGCTACCGACAGGTCTATGAAGGCATCGGTCATGTAGAACAGGCCGAAGCGCCCGTTTGTCAGGCCGGAGCCGGTTGGCGGGCTGGTGTCGCTCTGCCCCATGATGCCGTGCGCCGTGCGGGCCAATGAAAGCGTGCCGGTCTTTTGCAACACAATGTTTGGGAACGGATCAATTTCCTTGCCGCGCATTAGGTAAAACTCGCCCGTTGCCGCGTTGAACGTAATCAGGAAAAGGCGCTTGGCCTCGTTCGACCCGTCCGCAGCCATGAACTTAAACGAGGTCTGCAATTGGAGGATCGTTGCGCCAGCCGAGTTCTTGATGTCAATGCGAATGGCATTCTTTGAAGATGTCGGTAGCTTGCGGATCGAGTAGTCAGCCGTTACCGACTGCGCAAAGTAGGAGTTGACCGTATCTGCCGCGTCGAAGGTGTTATAAATCGCCATCGTAACGGCAGTGTTGTTTGAAAAGTCAAGAAACGGCGCGGTTACGTTCATCTGCAACCAGTCGTTCGTCCCATCAAACTGCGTCAGCGCAGGCGTAACCCCCGTGGCGTTCGTGGTCTTGGGCTTGGTGTAGCTGGGCGTGGCGACGTTGGCGCGCGTGGTCCAGTCGTAGCCGGTGCCGATTGCCCCCATGCCCTTGCTTTCGACAATCGAGCCAGCCTTGGGCGTAAGCCGATCAACGATGTTCGCCAGCGTCAACCCGGTATAGGTCGGACCAGCGAACACCTGATCGTAGCAAATCACATCGCCCGTGACGGTCGAAAACAGACCATTCGGGCGGGCCGTGAAGTTGTCGTAGCTGTTCGCATACCAATCGGCATGAGAACCAGCCTCGTCGGTATAAAGCCCTGCATCCGTCCCCACATCCATGAGCGTAAAGATGTTCTTGCAGCAGGAACTACCAGGACCGACATCGTGATGGTTGAAAGATGCCGTCGAGCCGGTTGGGCTGAACATATCCTTTACAATGGTATTGTTGTGGACCTGAAAATTGTCCCCAAAGCTGATCTCAAGCCCAAAGCTGATCTCTGCCGCAACGATGTTATATGCGAAGATGCAGTTGGTGTAGAGCAGGACAGTGCTGCCGTTGAACTTCGGTCCGCTCCCTTGGCCATAGGTTCCAAATACCGCGAACCGGCGTGAGGGATCAGAGATAAACTTGTTGCCAGTGACGCAGGCCCCCCACTGGGCGACCGGGCTGGAGTTGTTCGCAATGGCAAATGTCGAGGTGTGCGGCGCACCAGTGTCGGTATCGCTTGCCCAAATGCCGATGCAGTCGTTGTTGCGGAAGTAGAGGTAAGCCCCCGCTTCGCCGTCGTGATCGGCAATCGTGCGGTAAATATCTTCGTAAAGATTGCCTTCAACGTAGTTATTCGCCCCCGAAAGCGTGAGGATCGAACCAACCGCGCAATCGTGAATGGTGTTATTGCGAATGGTGATATTGGTTGAGCGCAGCAGCCCTACCTCACCGATACCGCTGTAGCATTGCAGATATGTCCCGGCAGAAGTGCCATACTGCATGGTAATGGTGGACATGGTATTCGAGTAAATCTCGCAGTTCTCGATGGTCAGGCCAGAGGAACTGCCCGTGTCAATGACGTAATCCGACCCATAGTTTGCGTTCGTATCCGGCGCGAGACGTCGAATGCGCAAATCCTTGATCGTGCAATTGGTCGTGCTGATCGCGGTAATTCCGGCCTCAAGAAGTGGGCCGCGTGAGGTTTCACCGCGTAGGGTGACGCCAGTCTTGCTGTTGAGGCTAGCTCTGGCAGTAAATGTGCCGGTGTCGGTCAGTTCGATAATCTGGCCGTTAGTGGCCGAGGAGATGGCGGCGGTAAGCTCTGCATCGTTGGTGACGGTGAAATCAGCGGGAGCCGGATCGCTAGATGCCCCGCCGCGCGACATGGCGTAATACATGAAGCGCCGCTTGCGCTTGGACCGTTCTTCCATGCTCAAACAGCCTTTTTCGGTCGCCCGCGACGGGGCTTTGCGGGAGCATCGTCAACCGGCTCAACCGCCTCAAATTCAGGATGGTTTGCGATGCGGGGGCAATCGCACTCCGAAGGCTCGCGGCCTTCAAACGTCACACCGCTGATAGTGATAGAAGTGCGGCCATGCGTGTAAGTGCCGATAAAGCGATACAGCATGACCGCGCTCCTTTTACGGGGTAACGTAATGGACAACGAGCGTTGCGGTGCCAGCGGCGAAGGTCGCGCAAGCAGCAACGATGGTGCCGATCACAACCGTCTCAGCGGTGATCGTAACCGGGCCGTCCTTCAGGGTGCCAGCCAGCGGCAACAGAGTGCCACCTTCCGGCAGGTAGTCGGTCACGGCATCGCCAGTGCGCGGGCCGAAGTTGCCAAAGGCGTCCGGGTCAGCGGCGGTGCCGATGTCCATGTCGAAGGTTTCGGAAGCGTTGGTGTCGATGTCTTCGATGCGAAGATGACCGCCAAGCACAACCGCGCCCTTCGGCAAGCGGCAAAATTCCACCGTGTCAGCGATGGTCGGGTTTACAGCGAAGTCATACGAGCCATAGGCAACGCAAAGCTGCCCGCCGCCGCCGCCGCTGTAAGCCGGGAAGGTCGAAGCCGCCCGGTTGTTGTTCAAGTTAGTCAGGGTTGCCATGATTTTATCCTTGTTTTGTCAATGCGCGACGCTATATTATCGCCTGTTGTAACAGGAGACTTTATGAGCGACGAAACTTGGCTTCCGGTGAGGGAATTTCCCGATCACTATGCGATCAGCAGTCATGGCCGCTTGCGGCGGACCAAGCCGTATCACGGCAACGGGATGGGGCAGATTAGAAAGCCCCAAATCGCCCGCAACGGCTACATCACTTACTCATTGAGTATCGCCACCCGTGTTTTTATGCGCATGGCACACAGGATGGTTGCAGACGCTTTTCTCGGCCCGATCCCCGAAGGGATGCAAGTCAATCACATAGACGGTGACAAGGCAAACCCTAGGCTTGAGAACCTAGAGATTGTAACCAACGGCGAAAACCGCGCCCATTCCTATCGCCAGCTTGGCATCAAGCCCAACAAGGCCATAGAAACCAACGTCAACGCCAAGCTAACTTGGCCGATTGTTGATGCAATCCGGGCTGAATACGCTGCCGGGGGAACCTCACATTCCAAGCTTGCCGCTAAATACGGCGTCAACAGAATGACAATTATGCGAGTATTACTGCAAAGAGCATGGA